CTGGCAGTGAGCAGCCCCAGACTGGCCTAAATCGGTCTGGTCAAGACTATAGCGAGTCTCTGATTGAGACAGTCCCTCTACTTGTCGCAATCCTGCCCGGTTTGGTAGGCGTTGCCAAGAATCTGGGGGGGAATCGAAATGTCCATGCTAAATGTTAAGGATATCAGCGGGTATATCTCGTTCGACGAAGCCGAATGCCGTGCCGTCGGGAAATCGCGCGCCGGCGAATATACGGCTGCGAAACCCTATCCCAGCATCGTGATCGACGACTTCCTGCCGATCAGCCTGCTGCGGCAGGTTCATGCAGGCTATCCGTCGAGCGCAGAGCGCGGCTTCTTCAACAACGACCAGGAAAGGCTGAAATATCAGTATTCACCGGATGAGAGCAGCTCACCGGTCGTGCGAAACCTGCTGGCCGAACTGAACGGCCGGGCGTTCATCGGCTTTCTGGAGGAACTGACGGGCATCAAGGGGCTGGTCGGGGACCCGTATTTCCATGGCGGCGGCCTGCATGAAACCAAGCGCGGGGGCCATCTGGGCGTTCATGCGGACTTCAACGTGCATCCGGACATCAAGCTGCAACGGCGGCTCAACCTGCTGGTGTATCTGAACGACGACTGGTCACCGGATTACAAGGGTGAGCTGGAACTCTGGGACACGCGGATGAAAGCCTGCCAGGTCAGCGTGGCGCCGATCATGGGACGGGCGGTGGTGTTCGCCACCGATCTGGATAGCTATCATGGCCAGCCCGATCCGGTCGATTGCCCACCCGATCGCTCGCGGCGCTCGATCGCGACCTATTACTACACCGCGATCGCCGACGGGTATAACTCGGTATCGCACAAGACGACCAACTTCCGGGCGCGGCCCGGCACGGCTGACGTGCCGGTGGCAAACCCGCAGCGCGACAATCCGTTCAAGGACTGGGTCCCGCCAAAGCTGTATCGATATGCCAAGCAGCTGGCGAGCCGGCGGTAGGACGATCTACGGTACGGTGATCGAGGCGATTGCGATCACCGCACCGGCGGTGATGATTCCAGCTTCAGCGCGGTCGTGAAGCATCAATCGGCCCAACTGTGCGTGACCTCGACAATCAACCAGCGTGTGCCATCGATCTCGGCTCTGTAGCGTTTCGTTGTCACGTTGCATTTGGGGAACAAGTCGGCGCGGCCGAACGCCAGCGTCATGCCGAGCGACCGGGGCTGGCGGGCGGTGCGGGCGACGCTGGCCGCGCTTCTGGCCTCAGCCTCGCTGGCACAGGTGTGCTGGAGCTGCCTGGCGCCGTCCTTCTCGCCGACCGTCACCCCGTGCTTCTTCGCGCCCTTGCGATCGTGCCAGGCGGCCGTGATGCCGGTGACTTCCTCGCGCTTGGCGATGCGGAATTGATGCGCGTCGCCGGCGCTGCGCTCGATCGCGATCGTCGGCAGCGGCGCGCCGCTGGCGGTGGTGCCCTGGCCGATCGGCGACAGGATCAGCGTGCCGCGCTTGATAGTGGCGACGGCGTCATGCTCGCGGCCGAGCTGGCGCAGGAAGGCGAGATCGCTTTTGCCGGTTGCACGTTGGCAGTGATGGCGAGCGCAGGAGCGCTGCGAACGTCCTGCTGGTACGGGCTTATGTGGAATTAAAATGGAATAACGATATAAATACAAATAAGTGCGCAGGATGTTTTAGTTAAATCTTAATAGCAGCTAACCTCGCAATCCAGCTGGGCATCGTAAGCTATAGAGTCGCAGTTATTTCGAGCTTCATAATATTGATCAGGACTAGTAGGGGCGTAGCGCATACAGTCGGTGAATACATTATCATAGGTTTGCTGACATTCCTGCCGGCAAATTTCCGGGTTTTTTGGTTCATCAAACTGGGTAAGCGCTACCTTTTTGCCCTTCATTTTCTGATAGCTGTTATATGATGCCGAAAATGATCTTGCAGTTAGTGGCCTTGCTGAGAACTGTTCGTTCGCGGCTTGGGACGGCGCAAAGGTGAAGACGGAGCTAGCCGCTGCAACAACGGCGCAACCTTTCAGAAAAGACATGATCAATCTCCCAATTTCTCCTGCGCAAAGGCAAGGTACCAAAGGTGTGCCAAATGTCGACTTTTATAAATTAGTTGTCATTTTGAGGGAACCTTGTTTTCCATCACTCATTGAAGCGTTAGAAACCTTTGATGCAACTAAGATATGTCTCAAACTTTTGGCTGATCATCTGCTGATTCCAACCCTAGAGCAGTCGTGAATCCCAAATTTGTGATATTGTGTGTAACTTCGGCGATCAGCCAGCCGTTGGCGTCGATCTCCCGCCTGTAGCCGCTAGTCGTCACCGTGCATTCTGGAAACAGATCCGCGCGGCCGAACGCCAGCGTTAGGTTGAGCGACCGCGGCTGGCGGGCGGCGCGGGTGCGGGCGGCGCCGGCGGCACGCTTCGCCTCGGGCTCGCTGGCATAGGTGCGCTGGAGGCGCCTGGCGCCGTCCTTCTCGCCGACCGTCACGTCAAGCATCTTTGCGCCCTTGCGATCGTGCCAGGCGGCGGTGACGCCAGTGACTTCCTCACGCTTGGCGATGCGGAATTGATGCGCGTCTGCCTTGTTGCGCTTGATCGCGATCGTCGGCAGCGGCGCACCGCTGGCGGTGACGCCCTGGCCGATCGGCGACAGGATCAGCGTGCCGCGCTTGATGGTGGCGACGGCGTCATGCTCGCGGCCGAGCTTGCGCAGGAAGGCGAGATCGCTGGTGCGGCTCTGTGCCTTGGCGGTGACGGCGATGCCGGCGAGCCGGGCGGCGCAGCGCGCCTTCAGGCCGTGGCGGCCGGCGATCTCCCTGACCAGCGTGCCGAGTGTGGTGCCGTGGTAGCTGGCGTCGCGGCGCTGCTTCATCCTGCCGGTGAAGTCGGCGGCATGGGCGGTGAGGGTGATGATGTCGGGCGGACCGCTGTGGCCGATCTCGTCGATGACGAAGGCGCCCTTGTCGACCAGCCCGACGCGGACGCCGTCGCCCTGTTTCCAGCCGAGCTGCACGGTGATCCTGCCGCCCGCGGGCGGGAAGGGGGTACGGCCGTCGGTGTCGTCGATCACGATCGTCAGCTGGTCCGCCTCGCCCTCGCGCTTCTCGACCAGCGAGATCGAGACCAGGCGGGGGCGCAGGCGGTCGGTCACGTCCTTGCCGTCGACGGTGACGCGGCAATCCGGGATGGCATTGACGGCCATCAGCCGTTCGCCCGCGGGGCGGGGCCGTCGACGGCGAGCAGGCTGATGCTGAAGTCGATCTTGCGGGGCGTGCCGTCCGCGAAGAACACCGACTGGCCCTCGTCGATCGTGAGGATAACGAAGGCGCCATAGACGCGGCCGGCGCCGTCGATCAGCGACCAGCAGTCACCGGTGGCGGCCATGCGGCGCAGCTCGTCAAGCGAGGCGCCGGCGGGTTGCAGCTCGGCCACCGCCTCGCCATCGAGCGTGATCGTGTCCTCGCCGGGGCCGACATACTGGACGGCATCGCGCACGCCGATGCGGGTGAGGCGGACGTGGCGCCAGTCCTGCCGGCGTTGCAGCTTCTGGTAGGCGATCGTCGGCAGACCGAACAGGAAGGTGCCAAGGGCCATCATCGTCATGCGTCAGATCCAGTCGGGCGGGTCGGAGAAGCTGGAGGATTCGGAGCGGGCCTGGTCCCGCTCGCGGCGGTCGAGCGCGTCGGCGACAGCGCGGCCGATATCCTCGGGGCTGGTGCCGGCGGGCGGATAGATGTTGATGGTTGCGAGGGATGCCGGCGCCGTGGTCGATTGACGCGACCGCATGGCCGGCGCCGCGGCCGGTGCGGTGGCGATCGACCGGTCACGATCACGGGCGCCGGCAGTGAGCGCCGCGGTGAGCTGCTCGACCAGGCTATCGATCCGGGGCGTGAACATCATCGCGCGATCGTTGACCGACAGCGATTCATCCGGCGCGATCGGCGCCGGCATTCTGGCGGCGACGGACGGCGCGGCGGGCAGGGCGATCCCGGCCGCCACCGTCATGGCTGCGACCCGAGGAGTGAGCTTCAGCCCGGCGGTCGTCTTCTCCCATTGCGACGACAGACCATCGCCAAGGCGGTTCATCCGCTTCAGCGGCGCCGCCTGGCCAGCGGCAAGGCCGTTGTCGAGCCCTTCCATCATGAAGCCGCCAAAGCCCATGAAGACACGGGATGGCGACCGGATGCCGAGCTTGGATTTGAACCAGGTCGCGGCCGAGCTGGCGGCGCCGACGATGGTGTCGCGCAGCCGGCCAAGCATGCCGGTGATGCCACCGATCAGCCCCGCGATCATGTTGCGGCCGAAGGTGGAGAAGCGCGCCGGCATATCGAAGCCCAGCCAGCGCAGGGCCGGCGCGAAGGCCATGTAGAGCAGGCCGAGGGGTGAAAAGTTGACGAAGGTGGCAGCGACGCCGGCGATCCCGCCGGTGAAGCCTGCCTTCACCTCCGACCATAGCCCGCCGAAAAAACCGGTGATCGCGCCCCAATTGCGGTAGAGCAGCCAGGCGGCGCCGGCGAGCGCTGCCACGCCGACGATTATCAGGGCGATCGTACCGATGATCGGCATCAACCCGATCGAGGCGAGGCCGCCCGACACGCCCATCGCG